GACTAGGAATAGCCTTGACTACCTCACTCATGCGCAACGAACCGTGCCATTCGCTGTAACATTGGGCATGATAACGATCTGTATCTGGACAGATCTCAAACTGACCGCTAAACCAGCGGCATCGAGTGTCTTCTTCTAGACCCTCGAACAACACTCTTACCAGCGCCCTGAAAGTGTCGTCAGTCATATCGACATCGCCGATATGTCCCTTATGCACAGTGTGCACCCAATGCCGTCTTTGTCCAGCCATAGCCAAAGCCGGTCACTCTAGGGTAGTTAAACATTAGGTGGGTTAACAGTGGTTTCACCGCGTTCTGTAGAGCGATTGTGAACCCCCATAATGGGTTGGGTAATAATACGCCAACCCATTAACACCGGCCGACAATGGACCCCCCGCCCTGAGCAGCACACGCTGCTCACGAGGGCTCCGTCCATTTCGGAAGACGAGGAGGACATGCGGCCCGTTAGTGCAGAGCACCAGGGTGGGCCAGTCCCTGGAGTCAAAGAGACTCTGGTGTCATCCACTTGTCCTGACACCACCAAAGAATAGAGTTCGGATCACACTGTCCTCCGACCTCATGAAATATCTCTCGAGATGCTTGGATCTCGAACTCGGATAGATGTTCACGAACATCTCCCTTACCATTGGTGACAGGATCATCACCAAATTCACGGATGACAACAAAATCACCGTGTCCCCAGTCCGCAGCCATAGCCGCTCCAAGACCAAAAATAAACGGGTCCGCACCAGGGAACGCAGCAAACGCTATCCCCGCCGCCTTAACAGACGGAGGCCCAAAATAAATCATTGCTGCTTGAACCAAATATGATGCAAGCAATAATCCCGCACCTGCTCTGAAAGACCAGTGCGTCATCAGCGTCGCCGCCTATACCGGCGGGTTCCTTCACTATCTATCCATCCTCGCCGTGGTGCTCTGGATGACGCCGAAACAAGTTTTCTACCTTTCTTCTTACCATTCGGGTAAATATAACGAACTCTCTTTCCATTCTTAGTAAAGACCTTACCCTTCTTCCAAGTCTTCCTTCTCGCCATCAACAGACACCTCCAATCAGACCTATACCACTCTGCAGAGCACCAGCCTGCCAGAGCATGAAAACGATTACAGCTGTAATCAACTGATTCTCCCGAATCAGGTTCAAGACCTGAGCCCCCTTAACCAGGGGCACTACCTTTTCTGGGACGTCGCTCAACATACTCACCCACAATCACTGCCCCATGGGAGCCGCCATGACTCCCTTGTAAGCACCAGGCACAAGGTGCACTGACACTGTAGTAGTAGGAGCTGCCGTCGCACCTCCATCCGCAACTTGTCGTGCTCCCAGTGCTAACCTAATCAAACCACACTGGGCCACGAAACCGGGCACTACCCCTAACGAGACTGATGTCGAAGCCACCGCTAACTGCTGCAACCAGGGGGCATCAGAATTAGAATCGTTACCAGGATAATCGTCCTGGTCATACGGAGGCTCATCGTTATGTTCCTCCATTGCATTCGCCACCTCATCGGCGACGACATTCTCATCTGTAGCTAGTCTAGCATACATATTCGTTGAATACTCAGCCGGCAAATCCGGGTCCTCCGGTTGCACCGTCGAACATGACTGCTGGTATCCCAAAATGAGACCCCAGTCAGTATCAGATACATCTCCACCAATCAGATGTAAGTAAGGCTTGTCAATAGAATTATCATCAGCCTCCCAAATCAACTGAGAGTAGTCCCACTCACCAGTCCCTACTGCTCCACCATCTCCGGCTAGAACGCCGAGTTTGGTTCCCGCTCTATGTGCATCATCAAGATGCACTTTGAAATCCTCCCACGTCGGCTTAGCCGACTGCCCGATCAGACGTCGGGCTGTGCGCTGTTGCGCAATCCAATGAGCATAACACTTCTTCCAGGCATTATGCACTACCCAGGTATTACCTGCAGTTGAACATGTCAGAGCGACGTTCAAAATAACTCCCGGATTTGCGGTATAAAGAAATGTCACCTTACCCACGGCATATTCCATGCCCTGGCGATAAGCACGCCTGTTGACCTGAGACAGGCCTTTGGCGATGTCAATATACGAAACTCCATTAGGAGCATCGTAAGAAAGCACAGTCTGTGCTGGCTGCATAGCCTACCGGTGCAATTTGCACACTATAGTCATTCTTCCTCTAAAAGAGCAAGCAACGTCCTAATTTCATGCAAGTGCCTGTAAATCTCTTCGAAGACCATATGCTTCATCCTACTCGCCTCGCTTCATACAACGCATTGATCCTAGGATAATGCTGAAAGTAAACCTGAGGATGCTCCGCAGCAATCTGCTCCGGTGTCATCCCATATTCCACGATCGCGGCAACTGCGATCGAGGACAAAGTTTTGGATGACTTCCCCCCCGACAGTCGAGCAGACTCTTCTGCGTCGGGAAGCCATTCCCCGTAACTACCTAACTCAGCTTCCCTGGTCTCCTCCTTCAGAGAATAGACCATGGCCTGAGTCCGAGTGCCTTTCCTAATCTCCACATGACTAGGAATAGCCTTGACTACCTCACTCATGCGCAACGAACCGTGCCATTCGCTGTAACATTGGGCATGATAACGATCTGTATCTGGACAGATC